AGCGACGGCAACCACCGCGCCAATAATAACCGAACTCGCTCCGATTCCGAGAAGTTTAAAAATAAGTGCTCGGGCCATTTCGTCTACCTTTGCTTTCCACATAATCAACTCGTCTATTGCGACACGGTTCTTCTCGTCTGCTGTGTAAAACTTGGTGATCAAGCCTTGTTTATCCAACGTACCAATAAGAGACTCGTTTATTTTAGTTACTGTTTCGCTAACATCTTTCAGATTTTTGATAAGAAGTATAACGTTATCGTTAAGATTCTTCAGATGAGTTCCATGTTTTGCTACGAACGCAACGAGCTCGGGATGGTATTTACAAGGAACTTCATCGGACATACTATTCCTCAATTCCCTCGGTTATAGCTACAAAAGCGCAACGGCAATTAATAACCTCGCCGGGATTACCACTCGGATCACGAGGAAATTCCAGACCATTGGAAAATTTCTCCCCGATAAAAACAATATCACCGTCAACCATTGCATGACTCTCACGTACGCGATCATCTGCCGCCGTTATCCACTGTATTTGTTTAACCCCCTCGCCCTTATACATATCCACGCGCGCGAGCGAGGCAATAGTTCCCATTTCGGTTCGTGCGATCGTCCGACTCGATGACATCCCACCAAGATCAAAAAGCCCGTTAGGCTCTACCGGCTTACCGAGTCGAACCTCATAGACATCATGCACGGCGTTTTTAATTCGCTTCGCCATTTCGCCGGGGGTAACCGCCTCGGACATACCTTGCTTTACGGTTGCATCGATAGCATCGCGTGCAACATTAAAGGTTTTTGTATCAATATCTTCGAGCAGAACGCTTCGCTTAGAGACCATATAAGAAATCGTAGGCTCATTAATATCCCAAGCTATCCCGCGTCCGAGATCGGCTTCCACTTGATTCTTTTCGAGCTGGAGCTGTTGCTTAACATTTGGCTTATAAATTTTTAGAAGCTCCAGCTTCTCCTTCTCCTCGTCGAGTAAAAACTCCCACACGTTTATTGCGGCCGGCAAATCGGCCTTGATGGCTTTCTGTTTTGCCAGCCAAGCATCAACGTTATCCATGATCTTGTTACGCTGCCCGACGAAAAATCGGTCTAGGTCCTTTTTAAAAGATCGCTCCGCTGGATCGAGTACCTTTTCGATGTACACCGAGGAATAATCCCGTATAATGCTTTTTGTTTTAATGGACATAATCGCAGGCGCCGGGGAAGATGTCGCGGGCTTCTCGGCAAGATGAGGCCACTTCGTAAGGTCTTCCTCCCGTAGAGGTATTTCGACTATTCGTGCCGCAAGCGCCGCGGGGAATCCCATCTGTTGACAGAGAGTACCGCCGGTCTTCGCACGCTCGGCCATATCGCTTTGAAGCGCAGGGACCTTCGTATAATCGGAGACAATCGTATAACGCCCCTGATCGAGATAAGATATCCACTGCCCCGACAGAGCATCATTAATCATTTTATCAAGGGGGATATACGTATCGTGCCAGAGCATCTTCCGCCCCTCGCGGATGGTTGCGAAGTTAAGATCCTCATAGTCCCCAACACCGATACGATTTAACCCATACGCTCCGAGTTCCTTCGCGCGGGTCCATTTCTGTTGCTCGATATATTGTAAATCGGCGCTCGATAGCCCGAACTGCTCGTATTTCAGACCACCGGTAAGGAAAGCGACGCGCTTTTTATGGAGCCCGGTATATTTTTTATACCACTCATCCCGTATTGCGTCAAGTTCCGCTTGTGGAATAGCCTGATCGGTAGATACCTGTCCATCAAGATGGCCGCTGTTTGCAAAGATATCGGAGTTAAAAATATCCGATGTGGCGTCAAACTCCACGGCTTGCGCTACCGGGGAAAAGGGGCTCATCCCTTTGAGAACGTCGTATGGGTTCGCTAAATTCACCCGAATAATTTCACCGTGCTCGAAATAAATCTCCGTTCCGGGAATACGGCGAATGGAGAATTTCCAGCCGAGGAGTTTCTTGCGACCATTCTTTTCCCCTTCCGCGTACCAGGGTTCAAAGAAATTATCGGAGTACGGGAAAAGCTCATTAGGTATTTCCCCCTTATCCAGACGTACTTTGGAATCACGTAGAGTATTCCACGGGATAATAAAACTCTGCCCCCCGCTTGCGGCGCCGCCGCTTGTGGTCGGAAGCAGTAGTTGAGCAATAAGCGTCTGGAAAAACTGGACGCCGGACATTACCTGATTCGGCTTCCCAAGCAGGGAAAGAGTTGCGTGCTCGTTTGTAGTCTGTCCGCTTTTATCCTTTAACATTCTTGACAGAGTAGAAACCGCTTGCATAATCACGCTTACACAGCGATATACCCACACATGATGTGCAAACGGCTTCTGCATTACGGACGCGGTGTTAGCCGTCTTCTCGCTATCCAAAAGGAAAAACCCCGGATCAAGATTAGGAGCTTCGGTTGCACGCGCCTTCGCCGGGGGAGGCATGGGCTGTCCGAATTGATTTAGAAGAGTGGTCATATTTTTACATGGATCTTGATAGAGGTAGTCGTATCCGCGGCACGTATTCCGTGGATACCGCCGATCGTATGAAACCCACCGGCCTCCAGGTAGATGGCCTTCGCGTCAGCAGAGGAATACCCGAGTCCCCAGACGCAAACGTATCCGGCGGTGGCCACGGCCACGCGGGACACCTCGACCCCTGCTCCGCCGTTCTGGTTGACAAATTCCACGCTATTTCCTGCGTCGATGTGTTGGGATATATTCTCAATCCAGCCGGTACGGGCTTTCAGACTTTCATCGATTGGTACCTTGATTTCTACGGTTGCCATTTGCTCTCCTTGTTAAAAAAATTTTATAGCGATACTACTATTGCACCTATACGGTCCCGCTCGGTAGCGTAGCGTAACGCCGCAATAATATGATCATTCGTACCAACCGGCTCGGGCAACGTAGTTCCGTGCTTGTCCTTCTGCCATTGATACTGAGAAAATTCCCCGATAGTATTATAACATCGTCGATTAATTACGATATGCCATTGTTGGAGCCATTGTATAGAATGCCAGACCGAATCCTTTCCTTTAGAAACCGGATATGCGGAGATTCTCGCATTACGTAGTTCGGCGATAGACTTAGGCTCCGCGCAGTCGCACCAGACTGTATTATCGTTGACAATCGGGCGTGCTTTCTCCGCCAGAACATCATTAGTTGCCCCTTTGATATAAAGTTCCTTCGTGATATAAAGCGTTTTCTTCGCCGGGGAGACGGCCACCTCAATAACCGCACTGGGGTCTACGGAGAACCCGAAGTCCAGCCCGTAACGATATGAGTCAAATACTACTCCCTCTATGTCAGCGGTTTCCCAATTCGTAAAGATCAGATCCCCAAGTATACCCCATTTACCGTCGGCATAAACATCATGCATATACCCCTGAGTAGATTCAATCTTATCATGATCGTCTGCGGATAGGAAAGAATTATCCCGATGCGTAGAGTGAAAGATTAATAATTTATCGGTCCTGAAATACTTGATAAGCTGGCCGTTAAAATATTTTTTGCATATCCAGTGCGTACGCATCACCGGGTTGAAGGACAATATCATTCTCTTTGGTAAATCAAAAAGCCCCCGCGCGGTACGGAGAATAAGCTGGTCGCAGTCAGCCTCGGTCGTTTCCGTGGCCTCCTCCACCCGCAGATCGGTAAGTGTCCCGATCGGTACGGTAATGGATTTTAATTTCTCAACATCATCGAGTCCGCGAAAGATCATCCGGTTGCCGCGTGGGGCATAGATGATCTCCATTTTATTCTCGCGGATGTCAAAGAGGGGACGGAGCTTGAACTGGTTAATAACCTTGACACGCTCCTCGAAAACGGATGACCGTAATGTATTTCCTACGGCGCGGGTGATAAGAAAATTACGGCACTCATTGACGCAGTCAAGAACATCTCGCTGGGCGATGGAAACGGATTTACCGGAGGAAGCGCCGCCGTAATATATCTGCATGGGAACCGAACGACATGGCTCCGTGAAGGTAAAGGCAAAGGCCGGATTTATAAATTTAGCCGCCGGTATGCTGATCGTCGACATAAGCAGCGCCGTTAGGCTTAGGCTCGTTAGCCGCATAATTTATGCCTGCCATATTGAGTTCGAGGTTTACTTTTTCCGGATCAAAATTAAGACTCATCGTTGTGGGGATTTTGCCTTCGGTACGTTCTGCGATAAATTCCCGTGCATCTTTGTCCCCCTTCTCTGCATCGAGATAAACTTGATAAAGCATTACCTGCCTATTGTTAAGCTCTCCCTCTAAAAACGGAAATTGTTCCTTGATGAAGTTGGCTAATACATTAGGGGCAGGCTGCTCACCAATCTTACGAAGAATATCAGGGATGCACTTAGCTGTCGGGGGTCTTCCATAGGGGTTATGCGTCTCTCCCTTTTTGCAAGGACGCATATTTTTTATACCGGCTTCAATACTTGCTTTTGAAACCCTTCTTCTTTTCAAAAGGTAGTCTATCTATGCGGCTCACTCTTGGTTCCCATAATAATTATAATATAAAGCCAAGCAAAAGGTAAAGAAAATAAAAAACTTTATAAAAGTCCCTTCATAGTATTATTAATTAATAACCGATTAATAATAATTAATAAAGGCCATCATATTTTTAAGCCCAGTGCTCCGTATACCCCTATATCCTTTTATTATTTATTATAAATCGTTTATTATAATAAAAAAAATATATAGGTCTATATATATATATATATATAATACCTTTTATTAATTATAAATAATAGCTTTATAATTATAATAAATAGGGGAATAGATATTTACCCCCATCA